TCATCATCAGGTCAAGCTAAGATACAAAGTTTAATTGGCACATATCAATATTATTTACAAATGATACGTGATGTAACCGGATTAAATGAAGCAAGAGACGGTAGCGCTCCAGACAAAGACGCATTACTTGGACTACAAAAAATGGCAGTCAACGCTTCTAATACAGCTACAAAGCATTTGTTAGAATCTTTATTGTACATAACTGTTAGAACTTGCGAAAATGTAAGTTTAAAAGTAGCTGATTTAATTCAAAATCCTTTAACAGAAAATTCTTTAATCAATTCAATAAGTACTTTCAATGTTGAAACCTTAGAAGAGTTGATGAATCTGCAGTTACATGACTTTGGAATTTACATACAACTAGAACCTGAAGAGGAAGAAAAAGCTTTGCTAGAGCAGAATATTCAAATGGCTTTACAAACAGGAGCTATTCAATTGTCAGACGCTATAGATATTCGAGAGATTAAAAATACTAAATTAGCTAATCAATTTATAAAGCTAAGGCAAACACAAAAAATTAAAAGAGAGCAAGAACAAACACAACAGAATATTCAAGCACAAGCTCAAGCTAATGCTGAGTCTGCAGAAAAAGCTGCTATGGCTGAAGTACAAAAGCAACAAGCATTAACTCAGGAAAAAGTAAGTATAGAGCAAGCTAAGTCACAATTTGAAATACAAAGAATGCAAACTGAGGCTCAAATAAAAAGAGAGTTGATGGCTGAAGAATTTCAATACAATATACAACTAGCTCAGGCTCAGATGGGTGCGACTAAAGCAAAAGAGCAAGAAATAGAAGATCGAAAAGATAAAAGAATAAAAATGCAAGGCACGCAACAATCTGAATTAATAAATCAAAGACAAACAGATGGCTTACCTAAAAACTTTGAATCATCAGGAAATGATGTGCTAGGCGGTTTTGGTTTAGAAGAGTTTGGCCCTAGCTAAAATTACAAACAATTATTTAATTATATTATATTATGTCAGAAATTAAAACAAATGAACCTGTAAAACAG